GAATAGAAAAAGTTTCTGGTTGTCCCACTTTTGGAAACAGGGGAGTGTTATCAAGAATGCTACTGAGCTTGATAAATTTAAAGAGTGTCTTGAGTTGTCTTTGGACATTAACCAAAGTAGACTCTTTTAACTTTCCCTTTTTTACTAAATCCCTCAATGCACTAATAGCCTTAAATCCAGTTCCCCCCAATTCATATTCAATCTCATTCAGTCTTAAATCACCAAGTCTTTTAAGTCCTGAAGAGTGGGGTATTATTAGGTTCAATCCTATTTTAAGTGCTGACTTGTAACCTTTAAGAGTTTTATCATTTTGAATCTCAGCTTTAATATACTCCCAATATCCAGGACAAGCATCTTCAAGAATTACGATAGATGATTTATCTATAGAGCAAGTCTCTTTAGGTTTTACTTTTCTGCTCTGAATAAAGTCCTGACGCTTTTTAAGAAGACCTTCACGCAAAGCATAATGAAAACGTTGTTCCTTATTATTATAAGAAGGTTTTGGAAGTTCGTTATCAACAGCATGTTCTGCTATAGAATAATCAAGCTTCCCTAAAGTTGTTGCTGAGATACCTCTAGCATATTCTTTGAAGAGACTTAAATCTGCATAAAGAATGTGCTGACTTGGCAAGTTAAAACCGTCTGTTTTTCTAAATTTTGCAATGACGTTTTTTCTTGGCCTAAAAATTGTGATTGGCTTAAATGCACTCATATTTACTCTCCTTTCTTTTCAAAAATTTCTTCAATTTCATCAATGTGAACTTCTGCATACTCATCTCTGCCCCTTAAACAATCCACACCATTTGTATGATCCATATGACATGATATTTGGGATTCGATTTGTACAGTTGATTCATCTTCTAACATTTTACGAACTGCCTTAATGTTCCTTCCTTTATGAGTGTTCATAGCTTCATCCCATTGCAATTCAACCTCATAAATTTCTTGTATCCAAGCAGGACGAGTTATCATCACCTGAAATTTCTTTTTATCTTTTGAACCATTCATATTTACTCTCCTTTAATAAATTGAATTAGGGATTGCAGTTAAAAGATTTGACTCCAATCTGTGAATCTCTGAAAGAATATCATTAGCTTCAGAGTGTTGGAAATTGTTATTGAATGTCCCTTCCAATTCAATAGGATTCCCATTTTCATCATCAAAACCTATAAGAATTTGCTCATCAAGGGTATCAAGTCCTGCGTCATTGTCAGTGATTATCATTGCAACTCCAGAATCATAATCTTTCCTCATTGCCATACAACCACCACCAGTCCCCCAACCACTGAATGCATGTTCTTCCAGTATGTCAAGAATGTCCTGACTTGCTTTTGTTCTGTTTGGGAATACTTTGTTCCCTGCTAGTTCTTTACTCATATTTGCTCCTTAATTAGGGTTTATATAAAATACTCAATATCTAATCTACAGACTCTGATCACTAATTGCAAGCAAATAATAAAAAATAATTATAAATTATTTCGCTACTGAAACTATTGATGATTTTATGATATGTATGGGGTGTACTTACTACAAGTAGGGAACCCCCCTAGAGGACAGGGGGGTATTAATAGATATTAAGTGAGGATCTTTTTTATAGAGTTAATTTCTTTATACATATCTGTTTTTAACCCTTCAGAACATTCACGACAATTGTCTTCAGAAATTGTGAGATCTACAAACTTATGTCCTCCCTCTGTTGCATCTAAAACAACTTGGAAAGCATCATAAAACTTTTGAACATGTTTTTTGGTAGGAGATGAAACCCACAAATAAGTTAAACCTTCTTTATCTCTAACTTCACCTCGCATAAGTTTAACTTTATGTTTATTTGCAAGCTTCCCTACATTTTCAAAGGCTTCAAGAATACCGGGGGGCCACTTGTCACGCTGGAAAAATTTATCACCAGATTGATTTAGGAAAACTAATCGGTCTACTTCTAAAATATCATGCGTAACCACAAAAGTGCGGTTAACGCCACCTTCGCGCCTATACTGATTCATTTTGCTCCTTAAGGGTGTTGATAGGACATAAGTCTTTTCTTACCTATTTATTGATTAACAATGCTTCAAGTCTTTCAACATGAAAGTTGAGCAGGTCCTTTTCTTTTTCCCAAGTTTGTTCCCTTGAGACTTCCCCCTTTAAAATATAGTTCATGTCATAACCTTCTCTGGCTATTCCAATTAATATATTTGCAGAGGGTAATGTGTTTCCTGCCAAAGCTTTTGACAACTGCCCCGGATGACAGGGTATTCTCCGGGCAAGGGATCTTTGAGAATCCCCCTTTTCCCGCATTTGCTCCCTAAAACGATCAAGGATTGCTTGCAAATCAGGAACTTTATTCACTAATTGTGAATTAATGCTTGACATAAATATTATAGTAATGATAGATTATATATACAATCATTTAATTTTGGTTTGTTTGTTGCTTTTCCAAGAATAGTTGATTGCTATGAAAGAGCAAGTGAAAAAATTTATGAGGGGGGTACTCAGAATTTACTGATCGAGAAGTTTGCTCCTTTCACTCGAAAAACCCCCCTTTGTACTCACGGATTGAGCACTAAAATCGAAAGGATACTATGTCTAAAAAAGAAGGCAAGCAAATTCTTTTCTCACCTGAAAATAATTTAAAGGAAACAAAATTTTCTCCAGACATACAAGGATTCTCTGAAGCAGAACTTGCGATTCCCCCTGATTGGTTTCCGGGATCAGAATGTTTCTATTGCGTAGATCATTTCCCTTCAATTGTTAACTGTACTGAACAAGAGTACCACCAAATTCAAGCGTTCAGTAACACGTTTGGTTCCACTCTTATAAATGAAAGTCCTTGGTATCAAAAAGCGTGGGAACGTCTTGAACCTTCCAGGCCAATGATTTTGGGATCAGCTGCAGAGTTATATATGGAGTTGTTAGCTGAGTTAATCAAGGCACAGAAATATGTGTCACTCGACAAGGTGGATTTTAATGTTGGGAAGATACTTGACCGGGTTGCAGTGATGCCTCTTTGGGAAGGGACAGGATCACGCAAAAACCAGAAAGCTTTTAAAGAGGAAAACAAAGGGAAGCTAATTATTACTGAGCAAGAGTTCGACACTATTATGCTGATGATGAAATCTGCATTGTCAAATAATCTGTTGTGGGAACGTCTCAACGGTACTTGGCAAACTATCATTTTGTGGATAGAAGACGGGGTTCCTATGAAAGCAATGCTGGATCATATCACACAGAATTTAATCACCCGAAATACTAAAGTTCCTGGGGATCTTAAAACAACCAATGTAGGTAATCCAAAAGAGTTCCACAAAAAAATGTATGACCGCAATTATGATATGCAAGCTTATCATTACACAATGGCATTACAGGCACTCTACCCGGATGAAAAGATTGGAAACTTTATTTGGTATGTTTTGGAGACAGAACACCCCTTTGGTTCAGGTATTTATTATGCGGATGAAGTGGTTTTAGAAAGTGGACGTGCTAAACGTGCAAGGGCAATTGATATAGCCAAACAACTTTATAAGAAAGGTGAGCTCGCAGAGTTCCCTAACTATACGCCAAATGGTCCTAAAGAATTTTCGCTTTGGGATTGGCAGATAAATAAATCCTTAAGAATGGAGCAAGGAGATGAGACAACAATCTAAGTTAACAAAAGAAGTAGTGCTTCAGCACTGCAATATTTACGATGAAGAATTCAAGGTGTCAGTGCCTGATTCTTCATTTAATTTACAGCGTACTTATGAAGTTGCTGCTGCAGAAGTGATGAAGAATAAGAGGCTTCAGGACTGCACAATCGAGTCAATTTTGGAGTCAGTCAAGCAAGCCTGTTATCTCGGTTTAGAACCTTCTTCAGTTTCAGGGGAAGCATATTTGGTTCCCTATGGAAATAAATGCACCTTAGTTATTGGTTACAAAGGGCAGCTTGAACTTATGTATAAAGGAGGTCACGTCATTTCAGTCTGGGCTTATCCTATATATGAGAGTGAACTGCCAAATGTTGACATCCAATTAGGTACTAAACCACACGTTAAACATTCCCCAACATTAGGAAAAACCCGAGGAGAACTTGTTGCAGTTTATGCTTGTGCTGAGATACCCAATACAGACCAAGTTAAATTTGAACTAATGACAAAAGAAGAGTGTGACCGAATCAAATCAAAATCTGGAGGGGCACATTCAAAAGCACATCCTTGGAACACGGACTATGAGGCAATGTGTCTAAAGTCTGTGATTAAAAAAATGAGTAAGACAATTTCAAAGAAACAGAATCATCATGCAGACCGTTTAAGTTTTGCCTCTGTAGCTGCAGAGGATACTGGTGAGGGTCAGACAATAACATTAGGTTCTTCTGACTTTCAAACTATAACCCAAGACGAGGAGGAAAATGACAAAGGAGACAGATCCAACATTGAAAGAGATCAACAAGGCAGTTCGCTTAGTGCTATCGAAACCGACAAAGCCAATGCTCCGAAAATCAATAGAGGCGGACGTCAAACACAAGAACTCTTTGAAGACGAGGAACAACAAACAGAATCTTTTGAGAGCTCTAAAAAGGGTGCAAGATCGAGATCAAGAAAAGCAATTGCGTAAGGATCATTTATACACATATCTGATAATGAAGAATTCTGATCTGTGTAAAAGAAATCCTAACTGCCCTTCTGGAAATGGTCTAAATAATAGTATTGCTAATGACTAAAAAAGAGTTAGAAAAGAAGTTAATTGAACAGGAACAAATCCTTATAGAAATGAGGAAAGAAGTTTCTTCAATTGGCTTTGTTGTAGCACAGCATCAAGCAAACTTTGAAATGCTGAAAACTCTTACAGAACAGCAGAAAATTGAAGTCGTTAAAAACTAAGAAATTAAAGCGGGTCTTATTTGATAACACTAATCGTATTAGATGTTATTTTTACTCACTATCTGCGCGTTGAAGATTAGATAGTGAGGAGGTCTGGTTGGGCCTATCAGGAAGGATAATTAGGATAAGGATCTACTTCCAGGGACCCGCTTAAACTAAGCAACACTTAAACTATAACTTTATTATGAGTACTAGAGGAAATGAATACGCACAGAACAAAAAAGATCAATATGGTAGGGCAGTTCCTGAAGTGGTAATCCCTCAAATTTATTTAAAGAACTACCACTTAAGACGTGCTAAGAACAAGAAGGGAAATTGATAGAATACCTGATCTGGAAGAATCTTATTTGGATAATATTAACGTGGTCAACTATATATCATTGGGGCCAACCTCACGGATTTTAATATGAAATCACCTAATCATTACAATAAATCTGAGATTCAACCCTTGGAATATATTATTGCCAATGACCTTTCATTTATTGAAGGAAATATTATCAAATATGTGACCAGGTATAAACACAAAGACGGTGTTGAAGATTTACTCAAAGCACAGCAATATTTGAAACTGTTAATTGAGAAAAATAATGATCCTAAACGCTGACCTTGACGAAATTTTAAATTGGACGTTTATAACCTCTTGTAAACAATGTAATCGTGTTCACACTAGAAGAGGTAAAATATGTCAAGAGTGTGAAAACTATAATCAAAAGATTCTTAAAAAGGATGAAGAAAATGTTAGCAAAAGCAAAGAGTAAAGGTAGACCTATTCTACCCTTTAAACACGTTGGTCGAGGTAGACCTTCGGAGAGTATTTTACGTGCATTTTTGTTTCACTTAAAGTACTCAAAAGCCAAGCACGTTCTCACAGAATGTGAGGGACGTTCTATAACAATAACTCAGTATTTTAATGACCTTGTTACAGAGGACATTGAAAGAAAACAAAGGAAGGTAAACTAATATGGCAGGAAGACTAATTTGCAATATGTTTAATAACCCTCCAGACGAAGGGTCAGGCCGGGATGAGTATTTCTCAGGTCAATGGCCTTTTGGAGGGAAGGTGATGCTCTGGCCCAGATCTGTAAAAGACAGTGAAGGGAACTGGGTCGCACCACCAGACAATCAACCACAGTGGCAACTTAAATGGTATCCCGATAATGACTCTGGAGGCGATTCCGGGTTCTAGGGTTACTTTACTCACGGATGAGGACTAAAAGCTCATGGAAGAGCACCAACAACTTGATTCATATATTAAGTTATTCCGCAAGGCAAGGAAAAACCCTGTCTTTAAGAAACCTCTTACTTTCCACTACTTCACCTACTGTCTCCTATCAGCATGGTGGAGTAAGGAACCGACTACATTCAATCTCGGTGGGATTGATGTCCTCATTCACACAGGTGAATTCGCAACAACTCTTAGAAGATCAGCTTATGAAACTGGGTTGTCAATTCAGAACATTCGCACTGCTATCAAGACGTTAAAGCTAACAGGGATGCTAACAGAGGATCTAACAAGGTCCCTAACAAACGGTGGAAGGGTGTTAAAGGTATGTAATTATTCACTTTATCAGAGCAAAAAAACAGAGGCTAACAAACCTCCTAACAGACGGGTTAACAAAGCACCTAACAAACAAATAAAGAAAGTAATTAATAAAGAAAGTAATAAGAAACCCCCTTATATTCCCCCAAGGGGAAAAGGGAAAAATGATCACAGATCTGGAATCAGAAATGCTGCTCTTTTC